TGTGGGGATTGCAGATGAACTCCAGAGTGTCGAAGTTCTGTTTGCCATCAGTCAGAAGGCCTGCAAACTCGATGATGCGCGGCTGCTTATCGATGTCAGCATCACGGTGGAATGGCAACCCCGTTGTCTCGGTATCGAATGGAGCAATGATCATGTATATTCCTTTCTGAACATTCTATGTGAAGACGGCAAGCGCTTGGCCTGCCGTCTGCTCTATCTTACTGGCTTGCGCTCAGCGCCGCAAATCGGGTCACTCTGGCGCGTAAGGCAGTCGCACGATGAACTTCAGATCCACACCAATGATTTCTCGGGTGTCAAAGATCACATAGTTGTAGCGGCGCGAATCCTTGATTGCCGGATTGGTGTGCGACTGGGTGACGACTTCCTGGGCTACACCAACGCCTTCGCTTTCCATGAACTCGCGCCACTCCAGCAGCTCTTCGGCGGTGACGTGCATGCCCAGGTGCGAAACCTGCTCTGGGTGCGCATTGCCGTTGTCGATGTTGGCGGAAATCCAGTTGTCACCGCTGGTGTAGTCCAGAATTTCCAACTCAAGCGGTTTTGCGGCTTCTGCATCGGAACCGCTTCCAGCCTGGTAGTTAAAGCGCAGGTCGGCCTCGTTGGTGCCGCCTTCGCAAAAGACCTGGCCAGAAGCAACAACGTGGTCATGGAACCACTCGGTGAGGCCGATCTTGGCCAGGAACTCTTCGGCGCGCTTGGCATACGGAACGGATACGGCGATTTGTTGAATTTGGAACTTAGGCATTTCAGTTACTCCAGAGTTGAAAGTTGAATTACTTACCGAAAGGAATGTCACAGCCTGACATGTACTTCCAGTTGCCGCTGGTGATAAGCTCAGCAATGAACTGGGCGATGCCTTCTGGTGGCGATTCCAGGCCGTGCATCAGGGACTTGCGCTGGTACTCTGCCGCATACTCCTTTGTCCAGCCACGGGTCTTGACCACATTGTCTTCGATCTGCTTGGACATGCCGGTGCCAGCAATCTTGTTGGGGCTGACAGAGAACACGGTAATGCCGTGAGTCTTGGTCAGCTCGTGGGCCATCTGCTTGGTGATCATCAGCGCAGCAGCCTTGGAGGCGTTATAGGCCAGACTTGAAGTCATCGGCATGTTGGCTGCGTTGGAGACGATATTCAACACGAAGCCTTCTGATGCCTGTAGGTGCTTGAGGAAAGGCTGAACCATGTGCACCATCGAGAATGCGTTGACGCCCATGACACGCATCATGCTTTCGGCGCAGATGTCAGCAAACCACTCGTTGCAGTTGATGCCGGCGCAGTTGATGATGCCAAAGACCTCATCCTGGCTCGGCATCTCGCCAATCATGTGGCTGGCAAACATGCCAACCTCGTTGCTGTCTCCAACATCGCAGCAATAATTGGCGTACTGCCCGCCGTTGATGTCAACGCCAACCACTTCGATTCCGCGCAGGCCGTTAAGAGCCTTGCAGATTTCTAGTCCCAGGCCGCTGGCTGCGCCGGTGACGATAATTACTTTGCTCATGCCTCAGATATCCTTAGTGGACTTTGATGGAGTGGGGTTCAATGACGTTTTCGCACATCGCAGCATATACCATAAGGTCATGGATCGAATCGACGTGCTTCAGATCGCTGTTGGCAAAGCGGGTTAGCTTAACCACCATCAATTCAAAGAGATGGTAGAAATGGTGGTCCGCCTGGGTCTTCAAGGTGACGCCATTCGGGAACAGAACCTGCATAACCTGGCCAACCTGCACGGCGTTGTCGCGGTAGTTGCTGTTGCGCTCACGGAAGGTTTCGCCGCCCAGGGTGAGGATGTCGGCTGCGGTGCGGCCCTGGGCGGTGGCTTTCATTTCCATGTTAGCAAGGCTGGCGTGGTTTTTGATAAGCTGCGCAATATCCTCTTTATCCTGGGTGAATTTGCCGTCTTCACTTACCATCAAGGATTGGGTAAATTCTTTGAACATATCGCAAACATCCCAGCGATCATCGATCGCAAGGATGATTTTAGATCCAGGCGGACAGCCTGCCAAGAGCCGCTTGGTCATATCACGCTTCAACACCGGCGATGTCATCTTGTTATGGGCCGGGCGCATAACCAATTCAAAATCCTTGCCAGATTCGAATTCGTTTCCGAATGCTTTCTTTAGCTGCCAGATCGTCTTGTCCCAGTAGTGCACAGGACGACCAGTCATGAACACCATTCGGAAGTTCGATTCGATGCAAAGCTTGGCAATGTCGAAAACGTCAGAATTCAACGGATCGTCCGTTACGCCTTTGTAATATGCGCGCAAAGCATCTTCACCACCGTTAGGGGTGAGGTGTGGGCGACGTACCGAATCGTCAAACATAGTACCATCAAGATCGAAGATGGCAATGCCGCGCGCGATTTGCTCAAGAGCACGTTCGTTGACGTCCTTTTTCAGCTCAGACATTACATGGATTTCCCATTGTTGGCGACCGGGTTGGCCTGCTCTTTGGACGACGACCAGAAGACCTGGCGCAACTCTTCTTTCTGCGCTTCCAGATCCATCCAGCGACGATAGAACTTGCATTGGTACTCGACAAACCCTGGGCGCGTCTCGACCTTTGCACCACCCCAACGAGGGAAGGCGCATTGGCCAGTAGCGACGCAGGCAGGCTGCAGGAGGGGATCGGCCCACGGGTGCTGCTCCAGGACCAGCGCGCGCATGGCACGGAAGGCATCTTGGAACTCGCCCTGGGTTCGTGCGCACAAGCGGTTCTTGCCCATGTCGCTGAGCGTTCGCAGGTTGAACTTGGCGGTGATTTTGGTTTCCATGTTGGACGGAATCACGGCACGTGCGTCCTGCAGTTGAGCGCCCGCTTCAACAAGCTTCTCATAAGAGCAGCGAGCATCGGCAACAGCGTCATGGAACAGGCGCGACAACTCATCATCGCCTTCGAAGTTCTCGGGCATGATTACGCCAGACCCGGACATGTCCAGGGCGCGGCTGGTTTCTTGCTGGTAGGCACCAGTGCGAGTGCGCACGAGCTGGTGGGTGAAGTTCTTGCTGACTTCTTCAATCTGGAAGATATAGTCAACAAACTCGAAAGGACTTTTGATGGTATCCAGCATATAACGCCAGTGATCCATCTTTTCAGCCTCGGTCATGGTAGCAGGATCTGCGCCACGCATCCGAGTAGATTTAGTTCCCAGGAGCAATTCCAAGGCGTTGGGCGTGCAGCTCAACAGCTTAACTTTCATTCTGTTTTCCTTTCTGGTTGAATCTTGGGCGATATTATCTCGATATCGCGATGGCAAAGCAAGCTTTTATTTCAACAAGTTATATTATTCTGCAGACCTCAAACCGCCAGACCAGTAGAAGCCCTGAGGGGTGTTGGTATCGCCGTGATAAATGTAGCCGGCACGACGACGTTGAACCATGAGGCCGACCTCTGCCGGACTGGCCGTTCGATCCAGGCCCATTCGGCGTATGGTCGCAGTGAATATCTGCTCAGCGCGAGAAGCGTGAATTCTGTACTTGGTCGCAAGCTGGGTAAACGTAAGGCCGCACGCCCTGTCCAGGGTAAGTGCCTCGTTGCGATTATAAGCCATAAAAGAACACCCCTTAACGCTTCGCCAGCACGCGGCCACGACCGTAGGACGACGCTTCTATCAAGCGCTCCACGACGCCAATGTCTTTTACGACGTCATCCAGCAGGATGTTTCGCCATGTCGCGAAGCGCCCCAGCGAAAAGATGCCGAAATCATCTGTCAACTCATACAACAAACCTTCCCGCTCACCGCGATCCAGATCGACAATCTTGCCATACTTCTGGTCAACAGCGCCGATGAACTCCAACTCACCACTTGGAAGGCCGAATGCTTTGCACACTTGCAGGATGTCAGGGCCGCGATGCATCGATTCGACAATCAGCAAATCTCCCGTGATTGAGGCACGGAAAACGCTTGTCTCTACGCCTGGGAAGTAAATTGTTTGATAGATGTCAGTTCCACGCGGCAACCGATAGCGCTCAACGGCAATGGAGGATCGCTGGAAGTCAAGCTGGGAAAGGTCATACCCGCACAACTTCAGGATCACCGGAAGTGGAGCGGTGTTGATCTTCACGCCGCGCGTATGAACATCAATATCGGTGATTCCTGCGCTCCAGAGGATTCGTTTTTCACGCTCCAGGCGATCAGCCAGCCTGTCATAGAAGTCCTCAGGCGCGATATAGCGCGTAACGGTATCCAGGTTCCAGATGGATCGCCCGGCATACAGGCCTGCCACCTTCTTGCTGTAGGCGTTGGCCAGGGCAATAGTCGGTCGGTGGATCGACTCCCCGCAAACGTTGATTTCTTTGTGAACTGTCACCGGCTTGAATTTGACGCCGGTGAGGTTGGCAACATCCTCACCACGAAAGCGCAACAATGCTTTGTGTTGCTCAATGCGTGGACCCGCTTCCTTTACAATGGCATTCTTGAAATGGCAAGCTGCCATCATACCTGCCAGACCACCGCCAATGATGGTGATATCGTTCATAGCATTCCCTGAGTGAATTATGGGCAAAAGAAAGCCCGGCTAAGGTGCGATTATAACTCGCAGCACCCTAGCCGGGCAAGTGAACAACCTAGTAATTAGGCGTCGTGTTCAGCATCATCGGATGGCTCATCGCCTTCTTCTGGATCCAGCGGCTCAGGCTGTGGGGTTGGGCCGTCTTCAGCAGGCGCGGTGTCGTCTGCATAGGTGAAGTCCAGGTGACCCATCTCTTCCAGCTTGGACAGGTAGCTGCGCAGGCTGGTGCCGTACAGCAGGTGATCCATCTCGCCACCCAGGGCTTCGATGTCGTACACTTCGCCGACTACGCAGTTGTCTTTGATGTACTGCAGCACCTTGCCGCGAATCGACAGCGCTTGAGGCGACGACAGGCCCTGGCCGGTGTAGATGATGCCAACGGCCTTGGAGCGACGGCCATCAGAGGCTTTGGCAGCACGACGGTCAGCGATGGCCTGGCGACGCTCTTCGGCTTCAGCAGCGCGACGGTCTTTCTTGGCCTGGGCATCAGCGGCCTTCTGGGCTTTGGAAGCCGCTTCGCGCTCTTCTTTGTCCTTGGCCTGTTGGGCCTTGGCCTCTTCGCGCTCAGCCTTTTTGCGCTCAGCTTCTTCCAGCTTCAGCTTGGCGCGCTCTTCTTTCTTCTGCTCGTTTTCCAGGCGCTTCAGCTCAGCCTTTTCTTCACGCTCAGCCTTGGCCTTTTCGGCCTTTTCGGCGCGGTCGGCTTCACGCTTTTCGTTCTTGGCCTTGCGCTCTTCGGCCTTGGCCAGACGCTCAGCTTCACGCTTTTCTTCGCGTTCTTTGCGCTCAGCATCTTTCTTTTCTTCGCGAGCTTGACGCTCAGCTTGCTTGGCAGCTTCTTTCTGCTCTTTGGTCAGTTCGGTTTGTTGCTCTTGTGCTTGTTCCATGATGAAAGCCTCGGTAGAGTTGGGTTTGGTCAGGTATTTGCGTTTCCTATGGGCGTATTATTCCGCGACCACAGGGTGAAGTAAAGCGATTCAGC